TCAAAGATCAAAGTCCTCCCCATCGTCAACGCGCGGTGATGGCTGGTCAGGAATAGCGTGTTCTTCGGGGACAAGGCGCACCAGCACATTGCCAAACTGGGCGATTGGTGCATAGCCGGCCTTTTTCGCGCCCTCGCACAAGGCTCTCACCTGTCGCTGAGTAAGCGCGAGCGCCCTGCTCATGTCCTGCCTCCGGGGCGGGTGGCGTCGTGACTATCCAGTGCCTCAAGTGCCGCGCGGGCATGGTGCAGGAACTGCCAGCGCCATTCATCCGTCGAGATTTTCCAAGACGCCGTGAACCGCTCAGCGCTCATATTCGGGTAAGACGCGCGCAGGATCGCATGGGCCACCACGCGGACGCGGGCGCTGTCGCCGCCATTGTCGTTCAATCGGCTCACCTCTCCCCTCCCTTGATTTTGGCGAGGGCCTGGCGGGATGCGAGATAGGCGAACCATGCCGCAATCGTTTCCGGGCTGTGCTTCTTCGGTTGCTGGCCAATGGACAATCGCAGCGCGTCCATGCCGAGAGAACATGCGCCTCCGAACGCCTGAAGCATGGCGTATTCGTCGTGTGCGTCACTCATGGCGCCCTGCCTCCATCGCGGCCTTGAGGGCGATGCGGGCGAGGTCGATCATGTCGCCCTTATGGCCCTGGAACTGCCAGCCGAACTGGCTGTGGTGGAGAAAGATCGGTAAGCCCTTCTCGATCACGCGGCCGTCATGGAGGTCATCCCATGCGAAGCCTAGCCATTTGGTGATGTGACGAGCAGCAGCCTCAACTCCGGCGTCTGTCACCGCCTGTGCTGCGGGGCGGGCGACAGGCTTTGGAGAGAGGAAGTCGTTTAGCGCCTCCGGCAGAACATACCGTGCACCGTGCCCGGTCGAGAATTTGTGCGTAGACTGGCCGAAGTAGCGGTCAATCCCTTCGTATCGCACAAGGCCGAAGTTCTTGCTGACGTAAGACACACTCTCGATAAGGTCTTGCGATTGCCACGCCGCTGCCTCCTGCTGGCCTTCCGGTGCGGCTGGCGACATGCCGTAGGGGCCGCGCCCCGTCCACACCATAGGCTCGTGAACCAATGTTTTCCGCTCCGGCGCGGCTGGCTCAAGGGCGGAGAGGATGGAAGCCGCATGTTTCAGTGAAGATTGTCCTTGCGGCTGACGCATATCTGCTAGGCGCTCGGACCAGTATTCAAGATCAGACACGATTTCCTCAATTTCACCGCTCGGCACCTTCACCGCGCCTGTGCGGGAGAGGGCTTCGGCTTCGATCCGGGCGCGTGTCTCGACCTGCAACCGCTCTTTCCAGAAATCGCGGTCGGCGGTCAGTCGGCCGATGTAGGAGATTGCCTCGTTTAGCGCCTGTCGGGACACGCCGACTTCGCAGCCATCCATGTCAAGCTGGCGCTGATTGTTCTTGAGAGCTTCGAGGGCGCGAGGATCAAGCATCGTCATCGCGAGGCTCCTTCCTCTTTCGTGACAGGGTGTTCCGCGACTGGATCTGGCGCGACGGCCAATAGGACGGCTTCTTCGGGCGCTTCTTGGCTGTGGCAGGATCGACGGGGAGGAGGATCAAACCCTTCGCGACCCAGATAGCCCATGTGCGCTGGAGCCCGCGGAGCCAGAAGAACATCTCGTCCTCCCGAGGAAGACGGTGTTCGTCGAGTGCGCGGTGACAGTCGCTGCACCCGATTGCGGCGTTGTAGTCGTGGCCTTTCGACCCCATCCCCTTAACCTCGCTTGGGGCGTGGCAAAGGACCGACGTGTCAGGATCATGGTTGCAGACATTCGGTATCTCGAATGTGCAATCCTGGCCTCGGGCGCTGCGGCGCAGTTTCTCGGAGATGACCCCCATCAGCCGATCTTTCCCATCAAGTATTCACGGGCACGGCCACGCTCTTGTGGCTTGCCGATGATGCGGCGTGCGGTTTCGGCGCATAGCTTCACGAAATGCGGGTGAGATCCGAGGTTCTGCGGCTCAAGGAAGATGCGCTCCAGCTTGTCGACTTTCTCTGCTTGCTGATCCTTTGGCTCGGAGAAGGCGTCGCGCAGCATGTTGTCGGCGCACTCTTCCATGAGCATTCGCTTCACACCGTCGAGATCGGAGGATGGCGTGTCATCGCCTGCGCTGGCCCCGCCCGGCTCGGCGCCATCCTCTTGGTCCGCCGCACTCGCGGATTGATCGGCAGCAGCGGAGTTTTGGGCGGGGGGCGTTTCGTCTCCGCTGCTGCCTGAGCCGGTATCGTCGGGGGCCGACTGCTCCGGCTGTTCTGCCTCATCTTGGCCGACGTCGGCCGATTCCCTGTTCCATTCGAGCGGATCGACGCCGGTCATCCTGTGCAGCAGGGCTGCCATGTCGCGGACGGCCTCGGCCAACTCCTCGTCGTCGAGTTCCTTCAACGATTTCGGCCACTGCATGAACTGGCCGCCGACGGTCTTGCCGTACTCGACGATGCCGAGCGCGAGCTTGATCGCCTCGCTGGCCTGCGTCGCCGTGCGCCACGGTGTCTTGGTGTCTTTCACCGCGCGATTCAGGATTGCCCACCAGCGGCGAATGTCCTTGCGGTCGGCTTCCTCAACCGGGGTGAACCGGAGCACGCGGCCGACCTTGAACGTATCCAGCCGTTCGGCGTCGAAAGCTGATGCCGGCACCAGCTTCGGCCCACGTTCGACAACTAGGCGCAGGGCAGGGGCGTCGGACTTGCTGCTCACTTCTTGCCTCCGACGCGCTTGAGAGCCCGCTTCTTGATGGCGAGCGCGATTGCCTGGCTGGTCTCGTCGTTCTCGAAGCGAGCCATCGGGTCAGCTTCCGTCCACACTTCCTCGATCGAGGCTTCGTCTGCGGCGACGGCCATGTCCTCTTCAAGCTTCTCGAAGAAGGCGGTGTCGTCGAACTCGTCGGCGCCCGCCGGCTGCTCGTCCGTCACCTCGCCGGTGTCGGGATCTACGATCTCGGCGTCGATGATGTCGTTCTGCTGCTCAGACTGAGCGGTGGGATCCTCGCTCTGGCGCTCGGCGCGCGCGTCGCTGACCTGCGGCGGAACGGGCGGCTTGGGCGGCACAGGCGCGGCCGGCGTCACGTCGCGCATGGGCTGGTAGTCGCTGACCTCCTCGGCAATGCCGAGGCCACGCAAAATGTCGGCGAAGGTGTCGCGCAGAACGAAAGCGCGGGCACGCATCGCGAGCATGCGCTTCGGATACTGCTGCCACGGCCCCTGCTTGCCCCAGAGCCCAGCCTTCTTGGCGTCGGCCACAGAGAACGTCGCCTTGACCGGGTCGGGGTCGCCCTTGCGCTTGACCTCGCATGTCGCGACCATGCTGTCGTCGGCGCCGGTGATCGTCTCCTTGATCCACTCCAGCTTGCCCGAACTGCGGACGAGGCCGATCGCACCATCGCCCCAGATCGTCGGTCTGCCATTGACGACAGCGATCGACTGGAGCGCGGCCATCGGCGTCATGCCGACCTCCATGCCGTGCATGATGGCGACCATCGCCTTCTCGGGCGTCTCCAGCCCCTTCGGCGCCATTCCGGCCTTGGCGACGGCATTGGCAATGCGCCATGCACCGTCGAAGTCCTGCGGGACGATGGCGCGGACTTGTCCGCCCGACTGGAGCGACGGAAGGCGAGGGGCTTCTTCGTGATCGGTCGTTGTGACAGCGTTCATTGCGGCGGGTTCCTGTCGGTTGGAAGGGCGATGAAAAGGTGGCGGCGATTGACCGCGTTGATGACGAGGCGGATGGGCCAACTCTGCGTCCATCCGGCGGTTTGCAGCTTGTGGCGCTCGTAGATCGGGTCGCCGCGGGCGATCATGCTGAGCGCCATGTCGACGTCTTCGATGACTCCGCCGCGTTCCCACTTCGCCATCAGAAGGGGTTCTCCACAATGCGAAGGATTTCGACGGTGGCGCGGTCGGACGATTCCTTGACCTCGGCCACGACAACCTCAGCATCGCCACGTCGCGTCGGCACGACAACGACATCGCCAACCTTCGCGCCGAACGGGTCCAAGTAATCGTAGCGGTTCTGTGAATTGGAAAAGAGGACGGAGACGACCTTCACCGGACCACCTCCTCGTCACGCGCCTCGACACCGTCGAGCGGGACGCCTGCCTTCATCAGACGCTTGGCGAGCCGGTCGATTTCCGTCTTGAGATCGGTATTGCCCAGCGCGAGCATGGCGGTGGCGGCCTTGAGATAATCGGTGACGACGTAGACCGTCTCGGTCTTCATCCCCATGCGGGCGCCTGTGCGGCCGGCAGAGACCTTACGGGCCTCGGCTTCCTTCTCGGCTTCCTTGGCGCGGCGCGCGGCGTCCTCGGCTTCCTGCCGGGCCTTCTCGGCGGCGAGATCGCCTTCCTCGGCCTTGGCCGCTGCCTCACGGGCGGCGCGCGCCTTCTCCTCGGCCTCGCGGCGCTCCTGCTCGGCCTTTTCGCGAGCGATGCGCTGGCGCTCCTCCTCCTGCCGCTTCAGTTCGGCGAAGTAGGGTTTGACGTGGGCGCGCAGCGCGTCGACGACCGTGCCCGGCTCTTCCTTCAGGCCACGCCACTTCTCATCAACGGCGCGGCCACCGTCGAGAAATGGCTGCTTCTCAACTTTATGGAAGGCGACGGCCTTGGAGGCGATCTTCTTCAGCCGGTCGGCCCAAATCGCGGCGCGGTCGGCGTCGGCCTTGGTCTTCACCGGCTTCTTCAGGAACTCCTCGGCCATCTCCTTTTCGCCCAGGTATTCCATCGTCAGGGCGTCGAAGGGATCGGCTTCACCGGAGTTGTGCCCAAGGCCGGGCGCCTTCTCGGGCTCGTCGTCGAACCCGCCGCCAGCCATCGCCTTCTCATAGGCGTCGAAGCTGATCGGGTTCCGGCAGCACCACAGCCAGACATCGTCGGCCCGGACTTCCTTGCCGTTGCGATAGGCGACGATCTGATCGGAATCCTCTGGGTAGAAGATTGCGACAGGTTCCCATTGCCCATCCTTCGGGCGAACGCGGTAGTATCCCTGCTGCGGCTCACCGTCGTAGATTTTCAGCGTGTTGCCGATCTGCGCCGGGTCTTTTAGCGCGGCCTGATACCAAGCCCAGCGGTCTACGAGTTTCGCGGCAATGCCGCCGATCTGCTCCATCGTCATGCTGCGTAAGCTCCTGTGAAATGGGCCTCGCACACGCGGATCGCGGCACGCGCCTCAGCTTCGAAATTCTCTCGGGTGGATTGGGGTAGGCGCTTGAACCGGGCCTCAATGCGGGCCGGGTCGCGTTCGCGACTCCATGTGCCATAGATCGCCAGAGCGACGGTTTGGACGAGGTCGGGCATCAGATCAGCCCCTTGTCGCGCGCGTAGGCGGTCCACGCATCGAGGACAGCACTTGCAAGGTCAGCGTCGTTGTCCTCGGCATGGTCGGCGCGGGTGTAGCCCTCGACCTGCCCGATTTCAGCTAGGCAGAACTCGCGCTGGTCGGCGTTCATAGGAGTGATGATCTCGCCACGCTTCCAAGCCCTGAGGGCCTTTTCGTCGGGCGGGCAAACGCAGCCACCGGGATAGCCGGGCCAGCAGCAGCCAGCGTCGGGCCAATGGAGGTCGGACTTCACGGCCGCGCCTCCACATACCCACCGGTAGTCGTCGGCTCGGCAATGCGCAGCGGCTCGTCGAAATATCCCCGCCAGCGCGACAGCATCAGCATCGCCTCGCGATAGGCGCGGGCGTACTTGGTTTCGGCGTCGCGGCTGTTGTGGCCGATCTCCAGCGGGATGGTGGTGACGTTCCGCCATTCGCCGCAGCGGAAGACCTGGATGATGAGGCGGTTCATGGCCGGGCCTCGCTGCGCAATCCGATCACTCGCCCATCGGCCCTCGACAGTTCGAGGCGATACCAGCGGGGATCGAAAGTCAGTCCAACCGCTTCCGCGATCTCGCGCATCGTGTCCTCATCCTCGTCGATGCGCTGGTCCATCCAGCCGAACCAGATGAGGTCGTCACCGTAGGTCTGCGCGATGTTGAAGTCGTCGGAACCGCGAACTTCCCAGCCGTGCTTGATGGCGTCGTTTCGGTTGTTGAACCGTTCGCCGTTCCAGCCGTAGTGGATGCCGATCCCACTCTCGTTGCACCACGCCGACTGGCAGATGACGATGAACTCTGGATCGATTTTCGGAAGCGAGGCCATCTACGCCGCCTCCATCTGATCTGCGAAGAACAAGCGGCCGTCGATCAGGGCGTCGACCATCTTGCGGATGCTGGGCGGAACGCGACGGTAGTCGGCGCTGGCGCGGCCTTCCTTGGCGATCCGCTCGACGAGGCGCGTGATGCGCTTCTGCGCCGCTTCCTCGGTGAGGTAGAACGTGGGCTGATGCTTAGCGGGCATGGTCATCACCCAGCGCCGCAACGGCGTTCTCGACATGCTCGCGCTCGTCACGCTCGGCGATCTGGCGCTTGATCGAGCCGATACGCCGCTCGCACTCCTCGGTCTCGGCGATCATCCTCGCCGTCGAGTCGATCATCTGGGCGCAGACCAGGTCGCGCTCGGCGCGCTCAAGCTGCTCTTCCAGCGTCGGCGCAGGCGTCAGGGCCGCGACAAGTCCGTCGCGCGTGATGTCCATCGCGTTCATGATTTTTCTCCATCGCGCTCGTGGGACGGCACGTACTTGTCGCCGTAGATCGCAGCGAGCGTGACCTCATTGGCGAAATTGACTGCCGCCTCTGGGCTTCCTTGAAGGATTGGGCCGAAGAAATTCGGGTTCGCGCAGATGCCGGTCAGCGCCGCATTGAAGATCGCGCGGTAGCCCTCATGGTTGTTGTCCCAATGGGGCACGAAGTCGTTGACGACACGGACGCTCATTCGCTCGCCCTCCTCGCCATAGGCTCAAGGTGCGGGCGCTGGACCTGCCAAGGGGAATAGGCGCCGGAGACGGATGGGAGGAGAGTATCCGCCTCCGGCTTATCCGCAGGCCGGGGGGACGGAACCTGCGAATGGGAATAGGGGACGGCTTGCCTGCTTTCGTGGACACCCACGTTCCGCTCGGAAGCGGCCCCGACCGACGACAGCGGACTAGCGCCATCGCTTTTTGCCCCCACAGCAAGCAGGCTTGGTGTGCTCCGGCGGCCGTCGGCGCCAGCCAAGGTTCGGGGGTCGGGGTTTGAAGAATTGGGGGCTGGAATTACGCCTCCAGCCAGGCGATCGAACTGATCCAGCCCAAAGGGCGCGCGCTCTGCGCTGCGGCTTACATCTCGACCTCCAGTGCTGACGGAAAGCATCTCTTGCTCCTCGATTGATCCCAGACAGATCGGCGCGGTGCGCTTCTTCGTGGCTGGGGTGAACGAGGGCGATAATACGAGCCGTATTTGTTGTGTCAATACGAAAAGTATGAAATTGATACGCATACTTGACGAGGGCGGCCGATCGGGCGCAAAAAGAAAGCCCCGCATCGCCGGCAAGCGATCGGGGCATGACTGGATGAGAAACTGGTTTGGCGACCGGGAATATCCAGTGGGCACAACATATAGCGTCCCACTCGATTTCTCAAGCCAAACGTTGATTTTCAGGCCAGTTTCCTTCGGGAGTGGGTTTGCGGTTTGGATGCTGCCCGGAGGGAATCGGTGGAAAGATGGGAACCGCTGGGCTGGCTGGTCAGCCGTTGATAAACAACCAGAAGGGCGCGCATGCCACCACGGGAGTCCGAACCCGGCGCGTGAGGCCACCCCGGCCAATAGAAACGGACCATGATCCGCAGGGGCTATGCGCCGTCATATGGCGCGATGCGGGGATGCATACGGGAACCTCAAGGCTCTGTCCTTGGCTCTATGCAGTACCCTTGGCGTCGGATCGCTTCCGGCGTGCAAGGGTGTACTGCGCCGTTTCCTAAGCCCCTATCCCTTGCGGGATAGAGAACAGAGGCGGTTCTGAGACCTCTCAGAATCAAGCTCTTGATATAGAAGATTCAAAGTTCAAGATTCTGAGACGTTTCAGAACTTGGCGTCTACGCGAGAGGTAGCCATGAAGCCCGACGATCTCAAAATCGCACTGGACGACGCAAGGGCGCGTCATCAGGCTCTGGTCAACCTTGTGCTCTTCACCGACCAGAAGGCGATGGCGGTGTTTCGGATATATGTCACCATCGGCGTCGCTGCGGCCGTGACAGCTACGGCCGGGTTCTTTCGTTCAGATGAACTTCTTCAGTTTTCGCGCTGGTCTATGTCGACATCTGCGTTGATGTTGGCGATCGGCGCCTACTTCTGCACCAAAGCGATGTCTCGGGCGACGATCAATCTCCCTGGCCGAGGCGCGGAGTTCTGGCTATGGGCAATGGATGAGCGTGTCACGATCGACAAGGCCGTTGGCGCCTATCTCTCGGAGCTTCATCAGAAGCAGGATGTCAATCGTGATCTGAATGAGAAGACTGCCGCGGCGCTCCATACCGCTGTCCAAGTCGGTATGTGGACGCCAGCGGCGGCGGTTCTTGCGGGGCTAGTTGCCCTTTTCGCGTGAATCGCGCTTCTCGTACTGGTCTTCGCTCTTGCGGCTATCCCAATCCTGCGGAGGAGGAGGTGGGTCGTTGTCCTCTCTGTCCTTTTCCCCGCCCATGCACATCATTTTTCTCTCCTTTCACGTGACAAACTTCTTCCCCTTCACCGTCTTCGGCCTGGTCTGCTCAAAAGCCTGATGGTGCTCGGCGATGACCTTGATCCAGACGCCGACCTTCATGGGGATCTCGGCATTTCCGTCGAGCCATGCGTGAACGAGCGAGACGTCGCACTCCAGCGCGCGGGCCAGAATGTCTGGCGTCCAGCGGATGTCATGGAGGGCGGTCTCGAGCTGGTCGAGGGTCATGGCGTCACTTCAGGCCAAGGTTGCGTCGTTCGGCTTCGGTGCCGCCGAAAGGTGGGACATTATCCTTTGGCGCGGTCTCACCAGGTTTCAGGATTTGCACCTCGTGGGTGTATTCCCGCCCAATCATAAGAAGCACGAGTCCAAGAGAAGCGGCTATGCCTGCGAAGATGAAGTAGCCAGCCGCCGCGAAGCTTGTCATTCTTCCATATCCATACCGGATATCGTCCAGGGCCATGAACGCCAAAACGGCGGGCGCAGCGACGAATAGCAAAGCCCCGATGCCTCCCGCAGCAGTGAACTTCACTTTGGTCTCGACCACTATCCTCGTCATGCGAGTCCCCCCCCCCCCAGTTACGGCTACATCGCCGTGATTCGCCCTCGAACCCTTCCGACGATGTGCCCTTCTTCAGCACTCACGTCGTAAGGTTCATAGGTCGGATTGCGGCTCGACAGTCTGATCCGCGGCGGATCAGATCCGAAGACCGGCTCGCAAAGCTTCACGACGAACCCGACGCCGTCGTAGACGAGGAACGGCCCTGGCGGCGAAGGCTTCGTATCTCTCGCATCGACGATCACCCGGTCTCCCGGCATCAAGGAACCTGGCGCGTTCGGATTGCTCGGATCGTAGCCGGAATCACCGGAGACCTCGATGATGAGGGCGCGGTTCGCCTCCATCCGGAGTTCGCCGCGAAGGAACGACTCGGGTATCTGCCAGTGATCCTTGATGACCTCGGCCGAAACTATATTCCCGTTCTGATCTGTGACGTTCACGAGATCGACGACACCGCCGCCGCCAGCGCCGGCCCGAGAGTCGATTTCCTTGACGATTCCCTTTGGTGAACCGCCGGTAATGCCAAGCAGAAGATATTCCGGCGTGGTCTTCAGGCGCCTGGCGTACTTCCGAGCCTCTTCCTCCCCATAGGTCCGCGTCCCGTTCTCGTGATGCGTGTAGGTGGAGATGTTCATCCCCATGGAGCGTGCGGCTTCCGAGGCTGAAATCCTCAGCTTCTCACGGGCGGCTCGAAGACGGGTGTGCTGGTTGTTCTCGTCGGGATTCGGCGCGTCATTTTTCATGGTCGCCGAGCGTCGCATATTTTCAAATACGATTGGTATTGACATGGGGCGCAATCTTTGCGTATTCGTCTAATACGATTTGTAGGAGATCAATACATGAGTGCGGGCCCAAGCTTGACCGGCAATCAGCTCTGGTGCATCCGGCGAGCGCTCGGGGAAACGCAGGGCGAGTTCGCGAAGCGGTTGTTCCTCTATCAGGTCCGCATCTTTCGGATGGAGGCGCTGAAGGATCAGGCCCTCAAGGCTCGCGATGCTCACGACATCCTCCGCATTGCACAGGAGAACGGCATCCCGGTCCCGACGCCGGACGAAGCGTCCCGTGCCCGCGCTGCTGAAGGTGTCGCGGCATGATCCGCAACCCAATCTATCAAGCTCTCCGCACATCTGGGTTCCTCCAGAGGCTGGAAGATGAGGCCCGCTGCACGGACGCGCATGCCAAGCTCTATGCTGCGGTGAGGAAGGAGCGCGCGACTCTGCGCTCGATGTGGATGCGCGGCGCCATCGACTACAACGAGTACGTGGAGTTGCGCGGTCGGGTGAGCCGCACCCTGCATGCCCGGCTCCTTCGAGACTTTTTTCGGAGAAGCGAACCGCGTGCGCGTCAGAATCTCACGCGCACCATTAGCCGCGTCTGCCCACCCGGAATGTCCAGCTACGCCTTCAGGATGGGGCACCACCTCAAATCGAGGAGGCGCGATCTTGCCTGATCTGCTTCCTGATCTTGTGGTCGAGCACTTCGCGTCGCCGGAGGTCTGCGCCGTAAGCCTCTCCGGGATTGACGCCATCATCTCCGCCGTGGAAGCGGACGAAGTCGAGGCAGGCATAGTCCCTGGCCGGGTCTTCGTCATCGAAGCTGTCGAGGTAGGACCGGAACAGGTCGTCCTCGTTCCACGATACGATGCCGGAAAGCTCGCGGACCAGTGTTCGCACGAGCCCGATCGCGACCTCGGCCCTTGCGTTGGCGATCCTGAGGTCGACTTCCAAATCCTCCATCGTTCTTTCCATGTTCGCTCCTTCGCTTCGGCTGGCGGGTTGGATTCGCACCTCAATCCTGCTCCCGGAGCGAAGGGGCGTCCAGCAGGAGGCGCGGCATGAGCCTCGAAGTCATCGTCATGTGGTCGATCTCTGCGGTGTGGCTGATCGGAGGCGGTCACGTGATGATCACCCTGCTTTTCACGCTCAGGGATCTGACGGACCTGGGCCGGGAACTGTCGGATGAGTTGAGCGAAATCCAGAGGATCAGGCGCGAACTCTCGGCGGTCCATCATGTCGGGGGCTCGGAATGAGCATCCTGTGTCAAACATATCCAGTTGCATGCCGGTCTGAGCTTGGCGGTTCCGTCGGCGCTGCATCTGTTCTTCCTTTCCCTGATCGGCGCTCCGGCGACCGGCGCGCTTCCTCGATGCGTGAACCGTATCGAGGAGTGCCGAGCATGTCCGTCAGAAGGAATGACGAATCCGTCATAGCGCGTGACCTTCGCGCGCTTCGTGACACGAAGGGAATGACCGATCCCGAGCGGACGGTGTTCTGGATGGAGTGCGTTGCGCGGGCGCAATTCCGCGGTCGTGGTGACACGATGGGCGCCGCTGTCCAGCGCGTTGCCGACGAACTCGGCGCTCCGGTGTCTCAGGCCAAGCGGTGCTGGGATCGCTGGAAGGAAATGAAGACCGTCGCGGGAAGCGTGATGATCCCGTTCATGCTGGCCTACGAGGAATTGTGCCAGCGCGTCGAGGCCAAGGCTGACGAGTACGAGCGCCAGCGCCTCCAGATCAGGAACCATGCCGATGCGGTTGATGCGAGCCTTGGCCCGGATGGTCGAGGAGTGGTGGCGGCTGCGCCGCGAGAGGAGGCGTAGGCCATGAGCAACGCCAATTCCTCCGGTGGCGGCAGCGTCTTTCTGAGCCTGCTCGCCATCCTTTTCATCGGGCTCAAGCTCACCGGCTTCATCGACTGGTCGTGGTGGTGGGTTCTCGCGCCGATTTGGGGGCCGATCGCCCTCGTTCTCATCATCTTCGCCATCGCGCTTCCGTGGCTGTCGCTGCGGAACACGCGCGACTGGCGGCGGTGAGCACCTGAAATCCTAACCAGCGGCCAGAGGAGGCCAACAATGGCGAAAATCTCCGGCAAGCGCGACCTGATCCGGAAGATCAGGAAAGGCGCGGCCATCACGGAAGTCGGCGTCAGTGACCAGTGTGCCTACGAGGATGAGGACGGGCAACTCCGCTCGGCCTTCCAACAGGACAAGACACTGATGCGGATCAAGTTCGACGACGGCGACGTGATGGTCGTCGAGGTCGCGTAACTCAACAGGAGAGCCAACAATGGCGAAAGCACAGGCGAAGAAGGACGACAACGTCGTCGAACTGAGGAAGAACGGCCCGGCCGAGGACGCGGTCGTCGCGCTTCAGCTTGGCAAGATCGCTCGCGCCAAGGCGGAGTTCGAGACCGCCAACGGCAACTACCGGAACACCCTGAAGCACGTCGAGGCAAAGGGCATCCATCTCGCCGCCGCGAAAGACGCGCTCGCGATCAAGAAGTCCGGCAAGGTCGACGAGAAAGTCGCGTACCTCAAGGCGCTCACCGAGTACCTGATGATCCTGGGCACGCCGATCGAGAAGAAGCAGCTCGATATGTTCCGGGTCGAGACGCCGAGCCGCGACAGCACCGCGAAGGCCAAGGAGCTTGGTCGGTATGTCGGCATTATGGGGCAGGGCATGGACCAGAACCCCTACGCCGTCGACAGCGAGCAGGGTCAGGCTTGGATTTCGGCTTTCCATGATGGGACCCGTGAACGGGAACTGATCCTGTCCATGGAGCCCGCCGGCGACGAACTCATCAAGTCCGACGCTGACGACGACGTCTTCGACGAGGACGAGGATTGATCCGATGGCGTGGGCGAAGGCGCATATCGAGATCAAGCCGGCGTCGGTCGGCACCGGGATCAAGGTCTCGCTCCGGCAGACGTCGAAGTCTCCGGCCCAGATGTCGTTCTCGATCAGCGAAACTGTCGGGAAGAAGCTCGGCTGGTCCGACGGAGACAAGATCGAGATCATGATCGGCAGTGGCGAGCATCACGGTCTCCTGCGCCTTCGCAAGAACAACAGCGCCGGGCAGGTGGCAATCGCCCAACAAAAGGCCGCTAAGGGTGTCTGGTTCTCGCTGAAGATGGGGCACCAGGACGCTTTCGTTAACCGTTCCGAGCCGGCGCTGTGGTGCCAATGGGAAAACGTCGACGAGGGCTGGATCGAGATCGTCCTGCCGAAGTGGGCCGACGAGACCGCGCCGAATAAGAAGCAGACCACGCAGCCAGCACAGCGCCCCGCTGCGCGGGCACAGCCCGTCCGAAACGTCACCGCCTCGATCATGGGCGATCCGCCTCCCGGTCGACGGGAGATGCTTCAGAAGATGGGCGAGATCGGCAGCAAGTAGATGATCGTCCGCCTCGCCAGATTTTTCCGCCAGCGCCGGCCGCGCGCCCGAGTTCGCATCGTCGTGGCCGGCATCTCCATCAAGGGAGTTTGAACATGAGCACAGCACAAGCACTGCGCAATCTGGAGCGCGACCTTGGCGCCGAACTGGATCGCGACATGAACGTGGTCGCGCTGAAGAAGCCGACGGTCTCGCGCTACGTCGCGCCCGATCCCGAGAACGAGCAGGACCGGATCGCGGCGGCGCACCGGCACTCGATCACCAAGCGCAAGCAGCGGATTTCCGACACCAAGAAGGGCCTGAAGGCGACGCTGGCGAGCATCGCGGCGGCGCGGAAGGAAGAGAAGGCCCGGCACGAGGCGGCGCTGGCCGATCTTGCCGAGCGTGAAACCGAGGCCAAAGCGCAGGCCGCGCGCGACATCGAGGCCGACCAGAAGATCGTGTCGTCCTGCGAGGCGGCGCTGGAAATCCTGACGGCCGAGTAATCCGAGCGTGGCGCGCGCCGGCCGACAGGCGCTCCCATTATCAAGGATGGGGTCATGGCAGTCGAAGACATGGAAAAGCACAGGCTCCGCGTGGAGAACGAAACGCTCCGCGAGCAGGTGCGGCAGTTGAAGCAGCAGCTTGTCGAGGGCGGGAAGAACGCGCCGTTGTCGTGGGGCCTGACTGATCGCGAACGCCGGCTCTACGCGCACATGGCCGCCCGAGAACTGGTGACGCGCGAATCCGCGATGATGGTTCTCTACGGCCACATAGCCGCCCAGCCCGATCCAAAGATCATAGACGTTTGGCTGTGCAAGCTGCGTCGCAAGCTCGCTCGCCAAGGCATCGAGATAGTCACCCATTGGGGCGTCGGCTGGAGCCTCGCCCAGAAAAGCGCGAGGGCGGCATGATGGAGTGGCTGTCTCAACCGGCTGACGGCGAGTTCGTCGCCATCCTCGTCGTTGTGGCTTTCGCCTTCGTTCTCGGCTGGGTTCTGGGGCGATGAGCGAGTACGATCCGCAGAAGGACGGCATCGGCAGTTACTATGCCGCCGTGGCCGCGAAGAAGGCGCGTGGCGATACGCACTGGCCGGCGCGCCAGCCTGACGATCCAGGCATTGATGGTCGCGACGAGCCGCTGCGTTGGCATGATCGGCCGTTCTCGTATCGCCCGATCCTGTCTCTGGTCGTGATCGAGGCTGCGGCCATCGTCGCGTTCCTGTGGTTCATGGGGGCGGTTTGATGATCGTCCGCGAGGAAATCGTAGGCGATTGCCGCCTTCTCCTTGGTGATGCCATGGCGATCCTGCCCGGTTTGCCGAAGGTCGACCTTGTCGTCAGCGACGTGCCGTATGCGCTCACCACCGGCGGCGTCTCGAAATCATCGAAGACCATGTCCGGCATCTTCGCCTCGCACAACTATGCAAACGACGGTCAACTCATCATGGCGACTGTACCGTTCCCTGAGATGATGGCGGCTCTTCATGACGTCCTCGTCGACGACGCCGACTGCTACGTGATGTCGAACGACAAGAACCTTCGGCCGATCCTCAATGCGGCCACGGATGCCGGGTTTGGCCTCCACAACGTGCTGGTCTGGGACAAGGTCACGCCGACGGCGAACCGCTGGTACATGAAGAACCTGGAGTTCACGGCCTATCTCTGGAAGGGCCGGGCGAAGACGATAAACGATCCGTCCTCCAAGCAACTTCTCCGCGGCGGCATAGAGAAGGAAGCGGGGCATCCGACCGAAAAGCCGGTCGCCCTGATGGAGGAATACGTCCGCAACTCCTCGGCGCCGGGACAGGTGGTGCTCGATCCTTTCATGGGCAGTGGCACCACCGGAGTCGCCTGCATGCGCCTCGGCAGGAAGTTCATCGGCATCGAGATCCACGAACCGTTCTTCGACATGGCCGTGGCGCGGCTGCGCGCCGCCCATGCTGGACCGGATATGTTTTCAGGAGCGAGGGCAATCGCATGACCGCCGGCCTCAACAAGTCGATAGAGGATGGAATCCGCAGCGCCGACGTCTATGGCCGCGCGCTGCGGGTCTACCGATATCTGCGCGATAACGGCCCGAGCCATCGGGACAAGATCATCCACTGGTGCGGGTTCCCGAGCCCGAAGGACCAGCCCGTCATCGCCTACGTCGAGTTCTGCAACGAAGTGATGCGGCTGGATCGAATCCTCCGCCGACACGGGATGTCGATCGACGGCGGCGTCAGCACTGGCGAGGTCTATCGGCTCGTCAGGGGAGGCGGGCAGCCATGAAGATCCTCGCCTTGGACGTGGCAACGAAGTGCGGATATGCGGTTTGGGATGCCGATCGCGACCCGTCGTCGATGCTTTCTGGCGCTCTCCAGTTCATCGGGGATAACGCCTTCGAGAAGGTGGCCGACATGCGAAGGAAGCTGCCAAAGCTGATCCGCGAGCATCGGCCGGATTTCTGTGCCATCGAAGCGCCTCTTTCGATCGTTCCGACCTTCACCAAGAAGTCGAAGACGATGTTCGGCGAGGAGGAGGAAGTCTCCACAATCAATCCCGGCACGGTGATGCAGCTCAACCGGCTCGCCGGCGCGGCGCAGATCTGCGTCACCGGCCAAAACATACCCTGCGTCGAGGTGAGGCCGCAGTCGTGGCTGTCGGTGATCGACAAGGACATCAAGGGCTCGTCGAAGGAGCGCGCGAAGCAAATGTGTGAGCGGTTGAAGATCGTCGCCACCAACCAAGACGCTCGCGACGCCTGCATTATCGCCTACTGGACGGCGAAGAAGTGCGACCAGTTCCGCCTGATGGCGGCGGGAGTGGTGGCATGAACGCGCACGATCCATCCGTCCGTGCCGTTCCCGAGAACGTTCCCGCGGAACAGGCGCTTCTCGGCGCGATCCTCCTGAATAACGCCGCTTTCGATGTGGTGAACCGTCTGCTGGAACCGCAGCACTTCTACGAACCGCTGCACCAGCGCGTCTATGAGGTGATCGGCCAGTCACTTGCGAACGGCCGCGGCGCAAACCCGGTGACGCTGAAGAACAGCCTGCCTGCCAAGGTCGAAGGTCTGAAGATCGAGGGGCAGGAGGCGACGGTTTCTGGCTATCTCGCCCATCTCTGCACGCATGCGGTGACGGTGGTGAATGCGCCGGATTATGCCGCAGCGATTTTCGATGCGTGGGTCGCGCGGCAAGCAATCGGCGCGCTTCAGGATGGCGTCGACACCTACTTCAACCTCGCGCCGGGCGAGAATCCGCTGAAGGCGTTCGAGCCGATCGAGGAGCGCATGGCTGCGATCCGCGCCGATGCGCTGAAATCCTCGCCGATCAAGAACGCCGGGCAGTCCTACCTCGACAGCCTGTCGATGTCCTACCAGCGAGGCGAAGTCAGGGGCGTGCCTATCGCTCTCGACGAAATCGCTGAGGTGATTTCGGAACCATGCTTCGAGGCGGGAAACCTCTACGGGCTGCTGTCTTCGTCGGGCGAGGGCAAGACCTCCCTTACAATCCAGTTGATCCTGCATGCCCTGAAGAAGGGGCATCCGGTCTGCTTCCTCTCCTTTGACCAATCGTCGGATCAGGTGATCCGTCAGATGGTGGCGCAGGAGAACGAGATCGAGGCTCGTCGGCAGCGGGACGCAAAGCTGCTGTCGGAGAAGGAGTTCGAGACTTGCATGAGCTTCGCCCGCTGGATCGGCTCGGTCCCGTTCGAGGTCATCAAATGCACCGATCAATCAGCGCCGCAACTCGTCGGGCTGGCGCGGACCTTCGTGAAACGGCGCGGCAACGACAAGGTGCCGTTCGTGGTGGTTGACCACATCGGCGTGGTGAAGCCCGAAGATCGTCGGGCTGACGAGGGCACCAAGGCCAAGGGTATCGGACAAATCCTGAAGGCCGGAGCCGAAATGACGGATGCCGCATGGCTTGTGCTCAACCAGCGCAACAGCTTCGGCATGAAGCGCGACAATCCGCGGCCGATCTCGATGGACCTGTTTGGCGGGGATCCTGCGAAGACGCCGTTCGATGCGATCTTCTACCTCTATCGCTTCCTGAAATTCCTCGAGGAGAGGAAGGCGATCGCCAGTAGCGACTCGGATTGGAAGAAGATCGAGAAGGCTTTTCCGTCGGCGGTGCGGAACGATGGAGTCGACATCGCAGAGATCGGCGCGGTGAAAGTTCGGTTCGGATCACCTCACGTCCGCCAGCGGCTCATCTTCGAGGCCCGCCTAACCCGTTACAAATCTGACCGCGCGCCGGTTGAGCAAGAATCCTTGGAGGGCTTCTGATGCGCGATTTCCTCCCAGAATTCGGCTCGATGGCGATCGGCGGCAAGTATCGGCCGCTTTACCGCCTGTTCGATGGTGATGAGTGGCGCCAGGTCTTCAAGGACAAGCGCCCGGTGCTCTGCGAATCCGCGACGGAAGCCATCCGCGTTGCAAAGGATCGGGTGAAGGAAATCCTGAACAACCGAATCCGCGTCGAGCACGTCGAGGAGGTCGAGGCGGATATTCTCGGCATCGAGGAGTGGCGGAAGCAGAAGGAGGAATCCGCGGCGGCCGAGAAGGCGCGCGTGTTCGGCGACAAGCCGGCCGAGATCGTGTTCGCCAAGCGCGGCAAGCAGGTAGTGGTCGAGCGCAAGAAGCGGAGGCGGGGATGAGTACCATCGGCACATCCGCCCAGAACGGATTGCATTGCCCGAAGTGCGGACACGGCGAGTTTCGCACGTCCGAAACGCGGCTCGCGCCCGGCAGCATCCGTCGTCGCCGCGTCTGCAAAGCGTGCGGGCATCGGATCACCACGCATGAGCGGGCCGAGGTGGAATCCTGATGCGCGGACGCCCTCCGAAATACACGTCGAGACATCGCTTTATGATTGAGGTGTTGCACCTGCACGGGCTTTCTCATGCCCGGATCGCCGTCGTCATGCGCCTCTACAGCGTCCCGATGACCGACAGCACCGTGCGCTGGGTCGTGAGCCAGTTGCCCTATCGCAAGGCCGAGATGCCCGTGGCGGTGCGCCAGCGGTTTCTTGACCGGCTCAAGGCGCATCGGCTCGACCGCAACCATAATCAGCCGGGCCTGCCGGATGAATTCTACGTGGCGAAGGAATCGTGATGCGCGTCCCGTGGCAATCGCTTTGTTCGGCCATGCCCGGCCATGTCAGCGGAATCCCTGCCGACGAGGCGCGGGTAAGGTTCTACGCCATGGTCGAGCGCCATCTGTCGCGCGAAGAACCCAAGCCGAAAGCAGTGAAGAAGGGCCGCAAGCCGCAGGCGGAATCCGCGCCGGTGGTGATCGACGGCCGCCCTGTCGAGATCGAGCGGTACGGCGACGGCCGGCGCGATATCCGCCGCAACAACGCCGCTGACGCGATGCAATGGCTTGTGCTCAAAGGCCATCTGAATTCAAGGATAGAGGGAATCCGTACCGACAAGGCCATGGAGATCGCATGGGCGGAGGGCAGGGGGCGGATTACGACGGCGACCAGACTGGCCGAGATATTTGAGAAGGCCGAACTAACGCCGCTGCGCAGCCCGGACTTCGAGGCGACGCCGGGCGGATCATTTGGGCCGCGCCATATCGGGGTGAGCAAATTCCGCTGCATCGAGATCGTGGCGCAGCTTGAGGGAGATATTCCACCAGCTTGCATGGTGCTTCTGCGAGCGATCATCTGCCGTAACGAATTCCCATGGCTTGGGCTCAAGCCGAAGAATGAGCAGCGCGTGATGGAATCCATTCGCCTTGCGCTCGACTTCGCGGCTTGGAGCTTGGATCGGCATCACCCGCGCGCGGAGATGACCGAGGAGGAAATCGTGCGGCGGTGGCCGGCGGCGGCCGACTGGTTCACGGCGCGCAGGCTCACGGAATCCGCGCTGGCGTTCAAGATGGATCAGACGCCAGGCTAGATCATGCCATCAGCCACGAAAATGCTTCTGGCTATACGCAACCAACACGTCTAGGGTTTCTTGAATCTTGATCCCATCGGCGGACAAGCTATCGAACTGGTCGACGCCTCGTCCGACGTTCAGTTGTCGGTCCATCGCGACCAACGCCTCGTTTACATGTTTAGGCAGTAGAAGTGAGGCAACCGCTGATGTCGTTTCAAACTGCCTGCGCGCGGCTTTGTAGCGCGCTTCGAGATCATCGGAATATTCCTTTGGATATTCTGCCTCGCGGGTGAGTTCTCGAATCCACATGAAAATCACCCGGTCCATTTCGGAAAGCGCCTGCCCCACATCGGCTATTGCCGCGATTTGACGCTCAATTATGCGCTCCGATTTGAAGCGCCTGAGAGTTAGCAAGGATCCGAGCCACACACCGCCCAAACCGCCGAAAAACGGAAGGGCGATTTTGGCAACTTCAATCCAGTCAATGGTTCCCATCAGAATGTCACTCCGAACGCGCGCCAGAGAATCCGATCCAGCCAGTTGAACGGCTTCCCGCGCTGCTTCTCGATCGACGCCCGGAAATCGTCCTCGATCTTGCGGAAGATGTCGCGCGGCATGTCGGAGAACTGCACATCGCTGACACAGCGCAAATATCCCTCGTAAAGCTCCGGCCGGCTGAACTTGTAGACCGACCGGGCGCGCTTCACGATCTCGGCTTTTGCGTCGTTGAACGTCTTCCCCTGCCGCATCAGGTGCGCCACGGCTTCGGTTGCGTCGAGCCTGGCCTTGTGGGCGCACTCGACCTCCCATTTCTGGAGTCCGAGCGCGTTTCCTTTCCAGCCGCGTGCCATCAGGAATCCTCCCCCTTGCTGGTTTCAAGACCGATCTGGATAAGGCGGCGAACGGCCTCGGATCGAGACGGCACGCGATTCTCGTATCGCCAATCCTCTATGGCACGCACCTCATCAGCGGTGATCTTGACGTGCAGCCGCTCGGTTTCGCTCGCGCCAAGCTTCGGGCGTGCCATCAGGAATCCTCCTCGATATAGCGCTCGGCCGCCTCACGTGCCGTCTCTACGCCCCCAGGAAGGGCAAGGAGCGCGAACAGGGCCGGGAGATAGGTCGGGGCATCCTGCTTGCCATCCAGCCATTTCTGGACCGTGGAATCGTCCGGGCCGTTGTATCTGGCGCCGATGATCCGCGAGAACTGGCCGACGGTCAGGCCGGTGCGTTGGAGCGCTGCCGAAATCTCGGCCGGCGTCATCTTGATGTAGCGGTATCTGCGCATTCGGTCCCCCATAGGCGACCGCAGCATATCGAATATGCGCGTCATGGTCAGCCGCCCACCGAATAGCCAGCAAGGGCAAGGGCGGCGAAAGCTGCGGACTTCGCCAATCCGACGTCCTTCCCAAGCTCAGCTTTGATGATGAGCCGCGAACGTTCGGGCTTCCCATCTTCGGAAAGTGTGACAAGCAACCCGTGGGCTGGAACATATTTGAGCACAGCGCGCATCAGGCCAGCGCCTCGCGGGCCTTCGCCTGCGCATCCTCGGCGGCGTCTAGCGCGTCCTGAATCGTGCCGTCTGCATCATCAAACATGCCGCGCATCTGATGAATTTGATCCATGCTGGCCGACAGCGCGCCGATGCAGTCGAGCAGCGCAGCCTTGACGGGATCGGCAGCGCGGTCGGCGGCATCCTTCTCTATCAGGTCTTCCATGCAGATTGGTGCGGAGAAGCGTGGCCGTGCGGCATTGATGAATGCTTCTGACTTCTCGATCAGGTCGGCGTGTTCTTCCTTCACGGAAACCTCCTCGCCGTTCCATGCGTCGAAGCTCTCGCAAAGCAGGTCGAACATCGCTGAATCCGTTAGGGCGGCGGCGTGCTGCTCCTTGGCGGCCTTCAGCGCGCCGTCGATCCGATAATCATCGAACTCGGTCAGCATAGGCTGAACCAGATCGAACAAAAAGGCGATGGCGTCGAAATTGCGTTCGGTCATTGGGGTTCTCCTTTATGGTCGCCACGATTGGCGGATGACGGTTAGAGCGCGTCGATTTCAGCGATGATCGCTTTCGCCTTGTGATCGGCAGCGGCGCAGGTTTCCAGTTGGGTGACGATCGCCAGATAATCGTCGGGCAGGTCGCTTTCCTTGAGCCTTCCGCCTTCGATGGCGTCGGACAGGAAGTCATGCAGGCGGCCATAGGCGACGCGCATGTCGCGCAATGCGGCCTCCAGATCGGCAGCCTTCCACATTGCGCCTTCCGTGCAATCGAGCAGGCGGCCATACTCGCGCGGCCCGTCGTCTGCGAATTGATCGTCAACGGCCATCAATACGCGAACCTTGGACTCGGCTTCGTCACGGTCGGCGGCGCGCACAGTCGCCCCGTAATCGCCTTCTTCGTCGTCGCTGTCGTTCCATGCGATCAGGACAGAATAGGTCTTCATCTCGGAATCCTTTCCTGTTCAGCCAAGCGCGGCCTGTGGCGGGCGCTGGCGTTGTTTCTGGTGTAGGGGGGCGCAGATCAGCCCGCGCCCGCTGGTGAGGCTGCTAGGCGGCCATCTGCAAAGCTGAGGCGGATGAATAGAAATGCGACGGCGCGCGATACGCGGGGCGATCCACAATCAAGCGCGGCTCCTCCGGCACGAAATCCCAATTCGGAATCTCGAACGGAATCGCGCCTCCTAGATAGACATTGCGCGGGACGCTGCGGCCTTCGGAATTTAGGTCGAATGTCACGCAGCGAATAGCCTCACGACGCAGCGAAATCGAGTGCGGGCATTCGTTGCCGGTCATTGCCAATGCGTACTGATAGGCGCGCAGGGCGGCGTGTTCCTTGGCCGATATGGACCTCGATTTCAGGCGGGCGCGTGTTGCCGTCATGCTGGCGCGCTTAATCGCGGCCATAGAGCGGGCGCGCGGCACGGGCAGAAAGTCGCCGTCCGAATCCTTGAAAACTGCCGTCATGGTTGGACTCCTTCTGTTGGTTGGCACGATTGCCAGGCGGTGCGATTGCACCCCGCACGGCCACCAACGGCGGCCGTGAAGGCTGGAATCCTGCTAGGCGTCGAGCGGATCATAAGGCGCGCGGATACCGCTTTCACGCCAAGCGGCCGCAATCCTTTTGGCTTCCGATACAGATTTGACCGGAACGCCGTTATTGTGTCCGGGCGTCGATTGGCCGTGCAGCAGGTAGCGAACGCCGCCAGCGCCAAGCCACAGGCGATAGGGCACAACCGCCTGTTGTGTTTTGAATGAGAATGACATTGGTCTGAATCCTCCTATGGGTTCAGATCGGGCGCGAGCCCGACGCAGATCAGGGCGATTGACGCGACAATGACGGCCATTCCGGCGAACTCGGCCAAGCAGGCGAGCCAGTCGCGCCAGCTCGCCGCGGCGAGCTCGGAGAGAATGGCGCGGATCATCGGCGTTCGATCCGGATTATCTTGGTGTGGACTTTCGCCGTTGCGAACGTGTCAGGCGGGAGGGTTTCCAGCGTCTCCGCGTCGTCGTGCTGAAACGTGATCGGCACCAAGGCGACGAGAGTCGCCGGCTCGGCGTGCCCGCCCCGCCCCATTAGGGATAGCGCCGCCGCGACATGCTTTCGCACGTCGCTAAATGGCGGGTTCATGATGACCCGCGGGAACTCCACCTTTCCCACGACTTCGCCGGCCCATTCCAGAAAGCAGCGATTGACGACCGATCCGAAGCCGTGAAGCCCGGCCGCAAGCTTTATGTGGCGCTCGACCTGGACAAGCTCGTATCGGCTATGCCCGGCCGCCAACAGCGCGCGGGAAAGCTGCCCGGTCCCGGCGCTAGGCTCCAAGGTCAACCAGTCGCCTTGCGGGCCGAGATAGTCAACCATGCGGGCCGCGACGTCGCCGGGCGTGACGTGGCATTCCGTGGCGCGGTCGACCATGACGGGCTCGACAAGCTCGACCTTCTCCAGATCGCCGAAGCGTTCACGGCGCTGCCTGTCCAGAAACAAGGGCTTGTCGGGCCGGTTGAAATGCGCGGGGCGGCTCATGCTGCGGCCTCCGGCATTTCAGCCAGAATGCAATCGCTATCCGGCGTCGGGTGAACCTTCGAATCCGTGAGGAAAACCGCGCACCATCCCGCCATATAGCGGGGAACGTCAGTTCTCGGATTCGGGCAGACCTTCACGCGGAACGTGCCGTCTGCGCTTGTGAAGGTGCCGCGTTGCTCGGCGTAAATCTTGCCGTATTCGGCCTTGGTCATCTCGACAACGGGAATTGCCTGTTGCTTGCCGAAACGGTTGACCATGATGGCGCCGGCCTTGACGTTGACGATCGCCACCTTTTCGTTGCGCTTCACGTCAGGGATGGAATAGCCGCAATCCCGCATGAGATCGCGCCATTCGTCCGGCGAAAGTTCCAGCGTCTTGCCTTGGCCGATATGAGCGGGAAGCGGGACGGGCGATTCCAGCACAAAGCCGAAATCTGTTGCCGTCGCCTTCGGCTTCTCCGCGCCATGCTCGCGGGCGAACATCTGAATCGCTGTTTCCCGCAACTCGCCTTCGTGGCGCGGCACGTTGCCGAGCAATTCGCGCTCATACGAAAGGCGATTCAGAATATGGGAAATCCAGCGTTCATAATATCCGGAATCAAGGGCGCGCTGATAAGCTTCGATCCGTTCAGCGCGTAGACCTTGCGGCGTCTTCTCGCCGCGTTCCAGTGCGCCGTGGTCGCCGAACTTGGTGAACTTGCCATAACTTGCGGCTTTGATGATTGTCTCGTCATCGGTGACACGACCCCAAAACGCTAGCGCGGCATGGCAGTTGTTGAGATTGCCTTGCAGGTCGCGCAGCTCGGCCAGCAACGTCTTAATGCGCCGGGCGCGGGTGCGCGGATCATTCTTATAGTTCGCATGGGCTTCAACACCATCGGCGCGATAGAGCCAGTAATCAGCCAGTTTCGCGGCCTTGATTGCCTTTTCCTGCGCAGCGTCCATGCGCTCTTTCGTCTTCATCGCCTTGCGCTCGGAGTGATGGCCGACGAGAATCGGCTGCCCGCCGCTGAACCCTTCGGAAAGCTGTTGCGCGGCTCGCTGAAAGGCGTTGGCCTCCCGGTGGCGCTTGTGGGCGAGATTGTCGAGGCGTTCAGCCTTGGCCTGCGCTCGCTCGGCAAGCGTCATCTCTTCCGGCTCGATTTCGCCGGCCAACTCAACAAGAAAATCCTCCCGGCCAGGCGTCCATTTCGGCGCAACGAATAGCTCTTGCTTGGGAGCCCATACGAAGCCGGCGGCCTTGACGCGCTGGTAAGTCTCGGCATCAAGGCGCGACGACGCATAAAGGCGCAATTTGTTGTCTTCGGGCGAATAGGTGGCGGTGTAAGAAATCATCGTTTTGACCTTTCGGGCATAGCTTCGCCGTGGCGCTTGAAGCGCGGGCAGAGCGGTTTCAGGGGTAGGGGCAGGCGCGGCGGGTTAGGCCGCGCCCTCGGCTTTCGCGATGGCGGCACGAGTTGCCGCAAGGCGTGCGCGCGCTTCCGCAAGGCTCCCGGCCATGCGAGGCCCGTCGCGATAGAGCCGGTCGACATATGCCATTTGGTCGGACTCGGCCTGCTTCAGCGCCGCCAGCATGTCGGGCGCGGCCATGATGGTATGCCGGATAGGCACGGCGTCGCGGCCAAGGCCGGGCATTTCCTGAATACGGAACAGCCAGCGGCCATTCGGGCCAGGTTCTTTCAGCATCTCATCCTTGATGCCTCGGGATTCGATTTCCCAAGCCATATTGCTCACCTCCCTACACCGACGCCATAAAGGCGAAAGCCTGCTTTGCGGTGCGCGCGTTGCGGCGTTCATCGCGACGGACTCGGCCTTCCGGCCGGTTGGCGAACGTGTCGCGGCGGGTGGCGTGAATATCGGTCTTCATAGGTCGACTCCTTCGATAGGCGGGCACGATTGCCCTTTGGCGGTCTAGCGGCCAGATAACCGGCGGCGCGCGCCGGTTACGCAAGGCGCTAGGCGGGGGTGGTGAAGGCGTCGCCGGGGGCGATGGCGCCGACGCGCTTGGCGGTCTTGAGGCGCGCGCCGGACACCACGTCGAGGCAGCGCCCGCCGTTCTCGTATTCGATGATGCGCCCGTCATCGCCGAGGCGGTGAAAGTAATAGCTGACGTCGGTGCCGCCGAAGTCGCTGAACCGGGCGAACACGCCATAGCGCGTCACGTCGGCGCGGTCGGGATAGGCCCAGACTTGCAACATGTTCATCCCTCCCTTGCTTCGCGCAGGATGCGCCGGACTTCCTCCGCCGCTTCTGCATTGGTCGGCTCACGGCCAAGCAGTGCGGCCAGCTTTGCCCAAATGGTATGCGGGCCGGCGTTGTGAACGGTGACGGTGACACGCATGGTCATGCCTGCGCCTCCGCCTTCACGCCGCCCGCAAAGCAGGCGTGACGCTCGATGGCGCGCAGCGCCCCCTCAACGGTCATGAAGGGCGAGGCGAAGCCGCCCACGGCCTGCCCATTGGCGGCCTGCCAGCGGTAGCGCGTGACCGTCACGCCCTTGCGCTTCGTGCGGAATGGAACCAGCGCGGCGGTGATAGGGCCGGCCCAGGTGTCGAAGTAGGTAGCGAAAGCTGCGGGCTGCATGAATTGGGGTTCCTCTATCGGTAGGCACAATTGCCTGTCTGCCTGGGTAGTTCAGAGACCGTCGGCACACTCGCCTTGCTCAGTCCCCGTCGGCACCATTGCCTGAACGAATAGAAGCACGACTCGCCGGATGATGCAATACGAAATGTATTAATTGATGAAGAAAAGTTGCCGCCAGCAAGGCCGATAACAGCACGGGCGCACGCGAAAGCAAGCCGCGTGCCAAGTGACGCCAGCAGCTCGACCATCAGACCCTCTATGATGAACCCCTACCCCATTCGCGGTTAAAAAACAGGCAGTTAGCTCAGGACCGGCGCGGCGAGAGATTTATTCTCCAATCCAGAAAACACCCTTCTGGTCGGCGGGGTGGGTGCGGGGGCATCGTTGAGATTATCGCTACGACACGTATTGATATTCGTGTGCAATGCGTATACGTGTGTTCAGCAGATGAACGAAAATGCCCTATAGCGAGAGAACATTCCGCAAATGAACCAGCGAGTGAAATCGAGTGTCGTGAACGGGGGCCGCGACATGTCTGCGACCGAGTTCAAGGCGTGGCTCGAACTCATGGGATACACCGGCGCCGCGGCTGCGAAGGCGCTGGGGATCAGCAAGGCATCGGTCAGCAATTACCAGCGCGAAGGGGCTCCTCCAGCGATCCGATTGGCGTGTCGGGTTCTCTACCCGAGGCAGGGCGAGGCGGTCTTCCCTTGGGAGGTGGCGTGATGGCTGGGCATCTTCGCGTTCTCGCTATGACCGACACGCGGCTCCTCGACGTGAAATACGGCAGGCGGCCCAAGCGCCGACGAAACGGTCGCGCCGATCCGAAGCGGAACAGCAAGGTGACGCACCATATGGCCGGCACCAAAGAGTACCGCGCCTACTATTCAGCCCGTGCGCGCTGCACCTCGAAGAAGGAGCACTCCTACAAGTGGTACGGCGGCCGGGGCATCAAGTTCCGCTTCAAGAGCTTCGAGGAGTTCTTCGACGACATCGGTTTCGCGCCAACGCCGGAACACACACTCGATCGCATTGATACGAACGGCCACTACGAGGTGGGGAACGTCCGCTGGGCTACGCCGCAGGAGCAGAACGAGAATCACGGCATCTGCCGCAAGATCACGATCGACGGCGTCACGAAGACGATGACCGGGTGGTGCCGGCATTTCGGCATCGATCGCAGCGCGGTCAGGAGCCGCATTCGCCGCGGCTGGGATGTTGTGTCAGCACTATCGACACCGAGCGGTGCGGCATGAGCGCCCTCCGAGTTCTCATCGCCTGCGAAACATCCGGCATCGCGCGCCGCGCCTTCGCCGATCTCGGCCACGACGTCTGGTCCTGCGACATTCTCCCGGCCGAGGATGGCAGCAACCGGCACATCATCTGCGACGTCCGCGACGGCATCCTGAACGACGGCTGGGATCTGCTCGCAGTGCTTCACCCGCCTTGCACACGCCTTTGCAGGTCTGGCCGGCGCTGGATGAGCGGGCCGGGCAACTGGACGCCTCCGAAGAAGCTTCCGGCCGGGCGCACATGGGAAAGCATGAAGGCCGAGTTTGAGGAAGGCGTCTCGATCTTCACAGCTTGCTGGAAAGCGCCGATCGAGCGTGTCGCCATCGAAAACCCGGAGATGAACGATCTGGCGCGGGCACGGATGCCGGCCGATCTTCCTAAGCCCCAAATGGTGCAGCCGTTCTGGTTCGGCCATCCCGAATACAAAGCGACGGGCTGGTACTTGCGCGGGCTTCGTCCGCTGGTTGCGACCAATCTGCTTTCGGAGCCGGAGCGCGGCGGCGACGAGTGGAAGCGGTGGAACCGGGTTCACCGAATGACGCCCGGTCCTGAGCGAGCGCGTCTTCGCAGTCGATCCTTCCCCGGCATGATGGCTGCGGCCGCCGAGCAATGGGGCGGATATGCGCTGGAGATGGCCGCATGATCGACCACCCCAGCGCCGTCAAAACACTACGCTGTAGCTTGGCCGCCAGACGTGGGCTTGATCATCCACGGCTTCACCGCAGGTTCCTTCTCAAGGATGCCCTTCTTCTTACCGAAAGCCCGGATGGCGTCTCGCGCGACCTTGATCGGCTTCAGGCCGTCATGGGCCATGATGCAGGTTCGAAGCGCCGCCTCGTGGAGGACGTCCCGGCTCTTTTCGGGCCATTCCTCAAGGAACTCGATCGCGTCGATGACATTGGAAATCTCGCGGATCAGGTACTTTCCGTCCTTCAGGTAGACGGGCTTCGCGAAGTCTCCGGTATTCATAGCTCCCTCTCGTTTGACAAACGATTCCAACGGTTAAGCCGCCAGTTCACTGCGGCTTGCTTTGATCTGATGTCGCCCGCCGGCAGTTTCAAGACCGCATGGATTGCGATGCATGAAAAGTCGCGCCGCCTAACCCTCAACCCCAATGGAGAAGCCTGAAATGACTGAGAAGGACGATATCGCGAAGCGGGTTCGGTCCCGTATCGCCGACACGCTCTGCGTGGAGCCCGACAAGGTAGTCGACACCGCGTCCATCATCGACGACCTCGATGCGGACAGCCTCGATACCGTCTGCGTTGTCATGGCGCTGGAGGAGGAGTTCGGGATCGAGATTCCCGACGATGAGGCCGACGCAGCGATCACCGTCGGCGACGCCATCAAGATCGTGCGCGGGAGGGTGTCATGACCGCGCTCCTCCGCACCGGCGATGTCGTCGGCCTGACCGGCAAGGTCCGCCACGACTGCCGGCCTGATGAAGACAGCGGCCGCGTGTTTGTCGATGTCGAAGGCCACCACTCCGCGCTCTGGGTGAAGCTTGAGCACGTCACGCTCATCGCGCCACGGATCGACGTCGGCGAGCGTGTCCGCTGGACGAACGGCGCTGAAGCCAAAGTTATCGCCAGCGACGCCGACAAGCTCTGGGTGAAGGCCGACGATGGAACATACCTGATCTGGCCGGCGAAAGAGGTGACGGTCCTCGTCCAGAAGGCCGCCGATCCTGATCCTGTCGAACCTCCGCCCGCGCCGCTCGACGGCAAGGTCGGCAGCGACGAGGAGGCGTGATGGCTGACCAGTCTGAACTTCACAGCCGCCTCACAGGCGAGATCATCAAAGGACGAGCAGTCATCAGAAGCGGCGAAGGTTCGGTGTTCACGACGTTCGACGAAGCCCAGACCTGCAACATCCTGCGGGCGCTCGGACGGCTCACTGGTTTTGCGGCGAGGACGTAGTGCCGATCCGGCCCGAACGTCAGCACCTCTATCCCGGCGGCTCGATCAAATCGCCGGAGTGGCGCGCGATCCGCAAGAGGATCGGCGAGCGCTCGGGCTGGAAATGCGAGACCTGCGGCGCCCCGCATATGACGATGATCGCCCGCGGCACCTATCGCGGCCGAGACGCATACATGGTGCTGGAGACCTGTGAGGTATTTGATGCTGAAACAGGGCTTCGCATGGGGCAGATGCGCTGCACGTCGGAGTTCGGCGCGCAGAAGGTGCTGAAGATTGTTCTCACCGTCGCGCACCTCGATCACGACGAAACCCGCAACGAGGATAGCAACCTGGCGCACCTCTGCCAGCGCCATCACCTGCGCCTCGACGCCAAACATCACGCACGAAACGCTGCTCGCACGCGCAGAAACCGCGGAGGCCAGCTTGATCTGGAGGACCTGCTTTGACGCAATTCAGACTGCACTACACCGATGGCACCACGCTCGACGTCGATGCCGAGACACCGGCCCAGGCGCGCGAGATCGCCAAGGAGCGCCGCACGGGCATCATCAGCAAGATCAAAGTCCTGAAGGAGCCGGCATGATCCGCACACCACTGGTAGCCGGCGCCATCGCCTACACGGTCGACACGCAGGGCACGCTCTGGCTGCGAGCGTTCGATCTGAACGGCCTGCTGATATGCATCTGCCCGGTCCCGGCCGGAGGCGCGCTGCAACTCGCGGATTTCATCGACGATCATTACGACGTTGATGACGGTGACGATGATGACGACGAAATCGGGGAGGTGGCGGGCAATGCGTGATCTTCCCATCCTTTTCTCCGCCCCAATGGTCCGCGCTATCCTGCGCGAGATCGAGCAGCCCGGCACCGGCAAGACGCAGACGCGGCGGGTCATCAATCCGCAACCGAAACTTGCGCAGCATCATGAGCCTGTCCGCGTCGAGAAACGTGGGGGGCGTGGCTGGGTATGGGTGGTCCACACCGACAGGCCGGCCTATCAGTTCGCGACCGGCGATTGGAAAGCACCGTATGCCGTCGGCGACCGCCTCTATGTCCGCGAGGCATGGCATGCGGCCCGCAGCCTCGATAGGACGCCGCCGAGAGACATCCCGCGCGATGCAGATATCGAACATGCCGCCACCGCCCGGAGCTATGCCGAGATCGGCCTGAAGGGCAAACTCCGCCCGGCGATGTTCCTGCCCCGCTGGGCAAGCCGCATCACCCTGATCGTCACCGATGTCCGCGTACAGCGGTTGCGGGAAATCAGCGAGGCGGATGCGCTGGCCGAAGGAGCAGTGCAGCCTTGGACCGGCTCAGCCGGCACTGCGTGCGACGACACGAGAACAGCACTATCCGAATTTGAAGCGCTGTGGGACAGCCTCAATGCGGCGCGCGGCCATGGCTGGGAGGCAAACCCGTGGGTCGCCGCCTATACCTTCCGTCCGATCTTGGGCAATATCGACCAGATCGGGGAGGGGCGATGAACGACGATCTACAACGGAACCACGCCGCAATCTGGGCGGCGATAGACGAGATCGCGGCTCGGCAGGGCGTTTCAACATCGCGCCTGTCGATCCTGAGCGGTGGCGACTCGACCGCGTTCAACCCCTCGAAGCGAGTCAAGGATGGGCGCTGCCGCTGGCCCTCTACGGAGCGGATAGCGATGGTCCTCGCCTTCTCGGGAATGTCCTTTGCTGAGTTCGGCGCGCTGGTCGAAGAGAAGGGGCGATATCTATCGCGCTCCAAGCCGTGACAGCAGGGCGGCCGGCGATAAATCCGGTGCCGCGTCATCCTTCACAATCCCGTCCGCCGTCGGGCGGAAGAGCGACCCGAGAACGATGGCCCGTTCCTGCTCTGTTGCCTGACCTTCCGCCGTGAGCGCTAGGTATGTCTGGGCCATTATCGACCGTTCCTCAGCATCGATTGCGAGATGGTGTTCGCTCAGGAACAAACGCGTCAGGATGCGTGCGGCCCAGAAAACGATTGTGGTGAGCACCACGCCCAGCGTGACGAGGACTAGGTAGACTGCTGGCGGCTTGTCAGTCGTCGCAATCTCGATTGCATGGCCTGCGATCCAATAGAGACTCCCCACGAGGGCAAGGCTCGCCAATACTGAGAAACCTACCAAGAAATTGCGGTAGGTTAGTGTTTTCGTGCGGTGAGCCTCGGCCTTCTGCGACCAATACTCAACCGGCCCTTTCAGTCGCATGTGCTCGCGATACAGATTCTCGGTTTCCTGGATGCTGGCAATCGATGCCATCGCCTGCTCGCCGAGGTGTGAAAGGGACTGGTTGACTTGTGCATCCTTGGAAGACCGGAAGGCAGTCAGCAATCGTCTCCCTTGTCGAAGGGATCTGGCAACGGATTTCCGCTGGCGGGTCAATTCATTCTTGAAGACGTCGCGCTGATCTCTGGTTTCCTTCTCTGTCTTCGCCTTCGCTGTCTGGAGTTGCTTCTGGATCCCTTCCAGCGATCGCTTCACCGCGGCGGGCGTCTTTCTGCTGATCCCTGCATCGAACGCCGCCATTAGCATGACGCCCTTGGTGTGTTCGAAGTTACCAATGTCGAGGCCGCCGGTGTTCATCCATGAAGCGAGTGCGGCGGCAGCTACCGTTGGGGACTCGTCCTTTAATTGCGATACAAATTCGCCGACCGGCGACGTAGACAATGGTATCCTCGTGTTCTGGAAGGCTCGACGGAGATGGTCTTGCATCAACCCGCGATTACCCTCATCGGATCCATCCCCAAAGCCGGGAAGTTGGTTTTGGATCTGCGAAATATGTTGAGAGATAACATTCCAGGGCTGCTTGATTTGTCGATTTACAGGGCTTGAATTAAGCCAAGACCAAAAATTCTGCTCATTTTGTGTGAAATCGTGGATTTCTTGGGTTGAAAAGAATTTCAACGTTCCGTTGTGCTGCCCCAGATCCACGTCGATGATTGGCTCGTTTGCCATGGCGCCCTCCCGGTATTTCCCCGTTCGATGTATGGCCCCTGATTCTGAAGCGTTGCAAGAGGCAGTGATCGTTCACATTGCCTGAAAGTATTCTCAGTATCGTTCATAGCGACTGTGAACGATAAATGTATAAAATAAATCAAATACTTAACAATCATTGATGCTGATGACTTCGGCGGCATCCATCAATCTCAGTTGACAATCAGGATTTTCTGCGCATCCTCTGCGGCGTGATGGGCTTGCGCGCCCGGACCCCAACAATCCACATCGTCCCGCGTTCTCCTCCCTGCGATACCGGCTGACAGGGCACCAAAGGCTGTTCGCTCACGGCTAGGAACCGCTTCAGCGCGGGGCGGCCGCTTCGGCGGTTCATTGTGGCTGGGGCAAGCGGCGGCGCCGGAGATTTTCAGATGTTCCGATTTCGCTCCGCCAAGGCTGAGAACGGCATCGTCATCGACGAGATCGACGGCATGACGCCTGTGCAGGTGAAACTGCTGGCCGAGCGCGGAGTGGTGTTCGGGACGAAGTTCAAGGCCGGCGGCAAGACGCTCGGCGGGAATATCATCGCGGCGTCGCTGAAGGATGCTGAGGCGGTTGCCGTAAAGCGCGGGCTCGGCGAGGAGATTTTCGGGCAGTTGACTATCTAATAGCGGAAGGGTCGAACTATCTGATCTTTGTTAGGCCAACCAGCCACCTCATTGATCATGAAGTCCCAGACATGATCGGGTATTCGGTGGGGCCAATCGAGGACTGAATGGTGGCCAGGTACGATCTCCACATATCCCTTGGCAATCAAGGGTTCGAGGGCTGCGTCGTTGAGCGGTGCTAGGAAGACCTGAGTGTTCTGAGCGGCCACCCATGCCAGAACGTGGATTTCTTGAGTCGGCATACGCTGAAGTTTCTCGATATGTTGCGCCTTCCATTTCCGTATGCGTCTAATTCGGAACGGGCGCGCAATTTGGCTAAGGACCGACCTGAGCAGGGACACTGCGAGTACGGCGCCAGAGAACACTGCAAGAAGAAAGGCGGTCCCCAGAAGCCAGTTTGGAAGTGTGGCGAGATATTCAATCCCATACGCCTCGCCGATGAGTGTTGCTGAAGACCCTAGAAAGATCGCGAGCGCCACAGGCCACGACGTGCTCATCGCTTCGACGAAATCTTTTAAGCTTGGCATGCACCACCCCCTTTAAGCGAACGAACACTTTGATGCGGCAGTAGTCAATGACTATCCCGTCCTTTCGCCGCCAGACCGCCCCGAAGCTCGGCGCCAAAGACGGCGAACGTGTCAGGAAGGGCGAAAAGTACCGCGGCAGCCGGCAGAGCAGGGGATACGACGCCGATTGGGAGAAGCTGCGCCACGCCTACATGCAGAGCGTGAAGCGGCAGTGCGAGGAGTGCCGGCGGCGCGGTTATCTCTGCCTGGCCGATGATGTCGACCACATCGTTCCCGTGCAGGACGAGCCCGATCTGCGGCTGGAATGGACTAATCTTCAGGCGCTCTGCCGGGTGCATCACAAGGGATGGAAAGCCAAGATGGAGGGATACGCCCGCAAGATTGGCGCGATCAGCCTTCTCCCGCAATGGTGCCGGCATCCGGAGACAAGACCATCGCAGTTCGCCATCCTGAAGCGCGGGCCGCTGGCGGAGCTGTTCGATGAAGACCAAGGAACAGCAGCAGACGCCGAGTAGCGCCGGAGAGGTCCATTTCCTGACCTCGTTCAAGGAGTTGCCGGAACCGAACATCCCGCTCTTGGCCGCCGGCCGCAAGGTCTACGACGAATGGTGCCGGACGCTCATCAAGTCCGGTCTCCTCACGCTGAAAACCCGCGAATACGTCGAGATGCTTGCCATCGCGACAGACGACATTGCCTACGCCATCGGCAAGGGGAAGCGCCCGACACGGCAAGCGATGGAAGCGAAGCGCGCGGCCATGATGAAGTTGGAACGCCTCGATGCGGAGCAAACGATCGTCGGGCAGGAAGGGAAAGGTGGCAATCCTTACGCAGCATTCGGGTTCGCGAGACGAACTCGACAGCGGCGCCACGGTTAAGATCGAAGGGAAGGAGTATCCCGACTACGTCGCCATTGGCGTTGCCTATGCCGAACTGATCGCGGACGAGAAGATCCCGGCCTGCCGCCTTCTTATCCTCGCGGCCCAGCGATTCCTGCGGATGTACGCCGAGGCCAAGAAGGGCAACGGCGACATCTACTGGTCCGACGAACACGCCATCGAGCCGTGCGCGTTCATCGAGACGCAGGTCCATGTGAAGGGCGTACTGGCGAAGACGCCGATCCGGCTTGAAGCCTGGCAAATCTGGGTCATCATCGCGATCTACGGCTTCCGCTGGTCGGATACCGGCGACCGCGTCGTCACCGATGCAATCTTGGAGATTACTCGCAAGCAGGGAAAATCCCTTCTCGCTGCCGGTCTCTCGCTCTACGAGCTTGGTCCAAACGCCCACATTGGCGACGATCTCTACATCATCGCTCCGACGGCGGCGCTGGCGCAGAAGGTGCTGGAGCCGATGTCCAAGATGGTAGAATATAACCCGCCGCTGAAGGAGCATTACGGCATCCGGTGCCTGACGGAGCGGATAGACGTCGCCGAGACCGAAAGCTACGCGACGATCCTGTCATCGTCTGGGAAAAAGCAGGACGGCCACGACCCCAAAGTGGTTGTCGCGGACGAGTTCCACTCGCTGCCGGCGGCGATCTACAATGTGATGAAGTCGTCGCAAGGTGCTCGCCCAGAGAGCCTGTTTCTCAAGATCGGGTCGGCGGGCTACAACGCTTTCGGCGTCGGCTGGGATGAGCGCAACATCGCGATCGAGGTTCTGGAAGGCAAGCGGTTACGGCCGGAGCTTTTCGCCGCGATCTGGACGATCGACCCGACGGATTTCGGGAACTGGCGCAGCGAGCGCGTGATCCGCAAGGCGAACCCGAATTTCGGCATCTCGACACCGAAGCGGAAGGTGCTCCAGGAAGTCGAGGAGATCTACACCAATCCGCGAAACAAGAACGAGACGCTGCGGACGCGGTTCAATGTCTGGGGCCTTGGTGAAAGCCGGCTGATCGGCCGCGACCAATGGGATGCCTGCAAGGACGAGAAGCTGAAGCTTTTCCAGTTCGCGGGCGAAAAGTGCTGGGTTGGCGTCGATCTTGCCACCCGCAACGACATGGTCTGCTGGGTGGCCGAGTTCGAGCTACCAGATGGTAGGGTGGCGTTCTTCGCCAAGCATTATGTGCCCGAGCATGGGCCATGGCGCGAGGACGATGAGGTCCGCGACATCTACGAGCATTGGCACGAGCAGGGCTTTCTGACGTTCACGCCGGGCTCGTTCCACACCTACGTCGAGATCGAGAAGGACTTAATTGACCTTTGCGACATTGCCGAGGTCGAACTCATCGCGATCGACGACCGCGAGGCCAACGCCCTTATGGGCAGCCTCACGAAGCAGGGGAAGCCGGTGGTGGCGTTCCGCAAGAACGCGCCGAACTACTCCGAGCCATGCAAGGACATCACGGCCCGCGCGGTCGGGAAGACAAAGGGGCTGGCCCACAACGGCAACCCGGTGCTGGCCTGGAATGTCGAGAACACGATCGGCGGACAGAACACGGCGGAACTGATCCTGCCGAAGAAGGTCTCCGAGCACAGCAACATGAAGATCGACGGCTTTGACGGGATGTGCATGGCGCACGCTTGTTATCTCGAGCAGGTCGATCCTCTGAAAACCAAGCGGCCGAATCCCATGGCGGAAAGAGGCTTGCGCATGGTCGATATTGATTGAAAAGTCAGTAGGATAGGGTAATTTAAGCGGGCCGATTTGGTGCTGGTAACACCGCGTCGGCCCTAACCAAGCCAACACGGATGAGGTGTTGAGTGGCTGACAAATCAGTATGCAAATTTGATGGTTGTAGCAAGCCCGCGAAGGGGCGTGGGTGGTGTGGCGCGCACTGGAAAAACTGGCGCAAGTACGGCGATCCAACGCCTCGAAGGAGCTATCAGCTCCGTGGGGATAAATCGTGTTCACAATGCGACACAGAGAACCCAAGAACGATCGAGTTCTTCAGCCCAAAGAACGGACGACCCGATGGACTGGAATCCTATTGTCGCGAATGCCACGCGCGGAAGGCCAGAATTGCCTATCACCGCGATCCAGAAAAACGCGCGCAATCCAAACGTCGGTATCTGAGCCGGAATCGTGACCGCATCAATGCGGAGCGCCGAGAGCGTTATGGTGATCACGAGAAGAAGTTGGAGCGCGCGTGGCGGGCCGCTAATCGTGACAAAACCAGAGAAATTTCTCGACGATCGCGCGAGAAGCGGAGCCCGGAGCAGCGGTTTGCTCATTCGGTGGGAAACCGGGTCCGAGAAGCGCTCAGACTCCGATCTGGAAGAGATGGTGATGCCGCCGCCATCGGCTACAAGAACGAAAGCTGGCAGACCGCATTCGGATACACAAAGCAGGATCTTTGCCGGCACATCGAGCGCCAGTTTACGAGGGGGATGACTTGGCAGAACTTCGGCACGTTCTGGCATCTCGACCACATCGTTCCGCTCGCCAGCTTTTCCTACACCGGCTTCGATGATCCCGAGTTCAAGGCGGCTTGGGCTCTTACCAATCTTCGCCCGCTCGAAAAGATCAAAAACATCCAGAAGCACGCCAAACGGACGCACCTGCTATGACCGAAACCAAGGACATAACTGAGCGTGCTCCGGTGGCCGTCCGCGCGTTCGGCGCCGATGACAGCCACCTCTGGACCACGACCAACATGGGCGATCTCTTCAGCATGGGCTACGTCGCTGCGGGCTCGCGCTCGGCGATGCTGCGGCTCGCGATCAGTCTGAAGTGCATCGATGTCCTTTCGAGAGACGTAGCGAAGACACCGGCATATCTCTATCGCCGCAAGAATGGTGGCGCCGAGATCGTCGAGCCGAATGAGCACCGCGTCGCAGCAATGCTCGCCGGCCGAACCAGTCGCTACTATGGTGTGAAGGAGTTCCTGCGGATTGCGACGGCACATCTCGTGACGGCGTCGCAGTATTACGTGGCCGCGCGCCGCAAGCGCACTGGCGAGTTGATGGAGATTCAGGGCATCCCGCATACCGACGTGTCGGTGCGCGTCGAGCCCAAGCAGCGACGTTACGTCTACGATGTCACTGCCAACGGCCAGCACGCGCAGGCTCAGTATGGCTGGGCGGCCGGCGGCCTTCTCGACGACCAGATGGCGCATATCCGTCTGCGCTCGATGAACGGGATCGACCCGATCGCGACAAGTGCTGTTGCCAAGGGCGCGTTCGACCTCATCTCGAACATGCAGAAGTTCCAGAGCGATCTGTTCAGCAACGGCGGCATGCCGATCCTGGCGCTGACGTTCCCTGACGGCCTGACCGACGAACAGTGGCAGCGGCTCAATAAGGACTTGCAGGCGCAAGCCAAGAAGGCGCGCGAGAAGGGCGTCCCGTTCATCCTTGAAGGGCAGGGCATCAGCGGCCAGTCGCCCAAGGTCGAGAAGATGAGCCAGACGGCCGCCGATGCCGAGTTTCTGAAGGCGAACAACGCGGTCTTTACCGACGTTTGCCGCTACTACGGTGTCCCGCCGCACAAGGTCTACCTGTTCGACGGTGTCAAATACGACAACGTGACGCCCTATGAGCGGGCCTATGTCACGGATTCGTTGGTCCCGATCTTCGATGCGATTACCGAGGCGCTGCATCCGGTCCTGCTGACCGAGGACGAGCAGGATGAGTATTTCATCATGTTCGACAAGGATCAGGCATATGCCGCCGATCCTGAGCAGCGCCAGAAGGTCATCAACGACCAGTGGAAGACCGGGCTCATAACGAAGAACCAGGCGCTCGACGAGCTGGGCTTCAATACGATCGGCGATGCCGGTGAGGTTTACCTATTCAGCGGCAACTTCGTGATGACCGACACCAACAACGAGGTGATCCTGAAAGCCGGCGGCAATGCGCCCGGCGAAGAGGATACCGAGAAGACCGACGACAAGGACAAGGCCAAGGCGCCGGTCCTCTCTCTCGTAAAGAACTGAGGAGGCAGCGATGCTGAATATCTCGATCGACGAGTACTTGTCGAAGCGCTCGCTGAGCGTGAACGACGGCATCGTCTACCGCGCTGCCAAAATGCCGAAATCTTTCGACGGCGGCACGCGGTCGGCTGTTTTCGTCATGACCGACGAGACCACCGACAGCTACGGTGACACGGTTCGCGCCAAGGGCGCCGATCTGACCCGGTTCGAAAGCAACCCGATCTGCCTGCTCAACCATCGCAGCGATCTCATCCTCGGCAACTGGTCTGATGTCCAGAAGAAGCCGAAGCGGATCGAGGGCAGGGCGACACTCGCCGCCGAGGGCACGGCGCCGCATATCGACATGGCCTACGGCCTTCTGGAGCAGGGCATTCTGCGCGCGGCCTCGATCGGCTTCATGCCGACGAAGCTGGAGCGGAAGCTCGACGACAAGGGCGAGCCGACCTGGGCCTACGACATCCTCGAATGGGAAATGTACGAATGCTCGATCGTTGCTGTTCCCAGCAATCCTGCGGCATTGGCGCGGTCGATCAAGGAGGGCAACATGCTCGCCAAGGATTTCCTCGAAGAGGTGCTGGACACCTATACCCGAACGGCGGCCGGCCTGATCGTCCCGCGCTCGGAACTTGAGGCCGCGCACAAGGACGCCACCGGCGACAAGACCTCCATCCTCACCACGAAAATCGAACTCGACGAGAAGTCGCTCGACCGTCTGGAAAAGATTGCCGAGCGCATGGAGAAGGCGGCTGATGCCGTCGTCGCCGGCACTGTCGAGCTATCCGCCGAGCCGGCCGAGCCCGAGGTCGATCCTGTCGTGCAGGAACTGGAACTCAACGTCGAGGAGTTCCTGAAGGATTTCGAGCCGAAGGTGCAGGAGATCAACGAGCCCGAGCGGAAGGGTGCGCTGACGAAGCTCGTCGAGGGCATCCGCGGCCTGTTTAAGGCGTCCGAGCCCGAGCCGGAACCCGCTCCGGTCCCTGCCGACCCCGAAGTCCAGAAGGCGCTGAAAGAGCGTCTTGCCAAGATCGCGGCCGTCGAGGCCGCGTAAGCCATCGGGGCGACCCGATCCACGATCCGCGAGGATCACCATCCGACCCGCCCACTGAGGCGGGTTTTTTCATGAAGAAAGGACCGAGATATGACTCTCGCCGAACTTCGCAAGGCTCTCGCGGATAAGACCAAGGGCCTGAGCGACCTCCAGACCAAGGCGTTCGCCGACGGCGCTACGCAGGAAGACACCGACGCGCTCCAGAAGGCGCTGGACGAGATCGATGGCATCAATGCCAAGATCGCGCTGGCCGAGCGCGCCGAGAATGCGGTGAAGGCGGCGGCGCAGCCTGTCGATGAGACCGAAACCAGCACCGTTCCGGCGGCCGTCGAGCGCAAGCTCAAGCCGGTCGAAAAGCTGGGCCTCGCGCTGACGTCGATCATCAAGGCTCACCAGAACCGCTCCACTCCCCACGAGGAGTTGGAGAAGAACGGCTATGGCACTTTCGTCAAGGAGCTGGTGTCGACCACTCCGGCCGACGGCGGCTACGCCGTTCCGACGCCGCTCGCCAGCGAGATCATCGAAATCCTCCGGGAAGACTCGGCATTCCTGGCTGGCAATCCTCGCCGCATCCGTCTGCCCAATGGCAACTTCACCATTCCCGCCGGCGACAGCGGCGTGGTCGGTGGCTACGGGGCGGAAGCGTCGGACATCGGCGTCGAGCAGCAGACGTTCCGGGATGTGAACCTCCAGGCCAAGCGCCTGTCGGTTCTCGTGCCTGCATCGAACGAACTGCTCTCGTGGTCGGTCGGCGACATGCAGTCGTTCATTGAGGACGACATCCGCGGTGCGCTGGGCGAGAACATGGACCTTGCCCTGCTTCGTGGCGACGGCCAGTCCAACCGTCCGCTCGGCATCACCCGCATCGCTGGCGTTCCGTCCTTCGCGGGCTGGGGCGTTGGCGGTACGCCGATCGAGACGATCCAGCGCGTCGAGGCCACCCTGGCCAAGGCTGAGACCGAAATGCGCAATCGCAAGATTCACGGACGTCGCGCCGCATGGATCATGCACCCGCGCACCCGCATCTGGCTCTCCGGCCTCCGCGACGGCAACGGAAACCGTGTCTATCCCGAGGTCAACTACGGCCCCGGTGAAGGCAGCGGCCCGCGCCTGCGCAGCAAGCCGGTCTACGAGACTACGATGATGCCGGCGAACCTCGGCACCGGCGGCGACGAAACCGACATCCACCTCATCGACTTCAGCCATGTGCTGTTCGGTGAGGCGACCGGGCTGTCCTTCCGCGTCTCCGAAGAGGCGTCCTACAAGGTCGGCGGCGTGATGTACTCGGCCTTCCAGCGCAACGTTACGCTGGTTCGCGCGATCATGCACCACGACGCGGATGTCCGTCATCCCGGCGCCGTGGTGAACATCACCGGCCTCGACTGGTACGACAATCCGCCGGCCTGAGCCTGACGAGATGACAGCGGGCGGCATCCGTGCCGCCCGCCTCTCCCCGAAACAAGGACGAAGAACATGAGCAACCCGTTCGCTCCGAACAAGAATGGCGTGGTCGTCGTGACGCTTGCGCAGCCTTACGGCTCGAATGTCGCGGGCGAAAAGGCCGGCTTCCTTCCCGAGATCGCCAAGGCGCTCGTGAAGAAGGGTATGGCTGTGCTGCCCGGCCAGACCGCTCCGCAGGCCGATGCCGGGGCGCAGGGAGGCCCGGAAATGACCTCCCGCAAGTTCACGCCGCAGCGTGATCCGCTCGATCACGACAGCGACGGCAAGAAGGGCGGCAGCCTTCCCGACGATCAACGGGTTCTTCCCGGCTCGGCCACCGACAGCCTCCGCGCCGAGTTCAAGGAGTTGACCGGCAAGGACGCCGACTCCCGCTGGGGTGCCGCGCGTCTGGCCGCTGAGATCGAAAAGGCTCTCGAAGCCGCGACTGCGCCGGCCGATGGCGAGGCAGAGGCTCCGCAGGCCGATGCCGGGGCGTAACGCACGCTATTCGGATCGCATGATCCGACAGGGCGACTATCTGGATCGAGGTCGAAATGGATCTGACGCTGAAAACGCCGGCCACAAAGACCTCGATCAGCGTCGACCTCGTGAAGGCGGGGAAACGGATCAGGCACGGGTCGGAGGACGATCTGATCGAGTTCTGGATTCGCGCGGCCGATGAGTATGTCGAGAAGCGGACGAACCTCTCGCTCATGGAGCAGACCTATGTGCTGCGTCTGCGCCGCATCCTCCCGTCCGTCCAGCTTCCTCGCCCGCCGCTGAAGTCGATCACGTCGGTCAAATATGCTGTCACAGGCGGAACTGAGCAGGTTCTTTCTGATCCTGACGATCGTGTCCGCATCGACCGGATGCTCCCGACGATCGACACCGGGTTGGTCGAGCAAGCCGGCACGATGGAGATCGAATACGTCGTCGGGGCAGATGATCCCGAGAAAGTTCCGGCCGCGCTTCGTCAAGCGTCATACCTGCTGGCAGCATCGTGGGTCGAGTCGCGCGCCGCGACCTATCAAGAACCCCGGATAATGCAGGTCGAGAAGAAGATTTCATTCGGGGTGGACCAGCTTACGAAGGAGCTTCGCGTCCCGAACGGCACTGATCTGAACGGTGGGTGGTGATGTTTCCGTCCAGCAAGGCGCCCAACCTCGTCCTGATCCAGCACAAGGTCACGATCCCCGGCCCGCTGAACGACATCGTGACATGGGCGGAATATCGGCAGGTCTGGATGAGCATCCAGCCCAATCGCGGGAGAGAGGTGTTCAAAGGCGACGAGCTTCAGAGTGTCGTGTCGCACACCCTGCGCGGCGATTTCCTTGAGCTTGAGGGCATCAACGAGACGCAACGCATCGTCTTCAACGACACCCACGACTACGGGCCACACGGCATCCGCGCGGATTCGCTGGTCTTCGACATCCTTGCGGTGATGCCCAATCTCGACGGCATGGACGACGTGATGATCCAGGCCAACCTCAACCCGCTGCGCTACGGCGATCTGGACCCGAACGTTCCGCAGTAGCCATGCTGTTCGCACCGGGAAGGGTATGGGAGGGCGAGACTGCGGTTGTCGTCGCTGGCGGGCCGTCGCTGACGCTGGCGCAGGTTCGCACGATTGGCATCGCACATGCGCTCGGCCGGTGCCGCGTGATCGCCGTTTCGGATGCAGTCTATCCGTGCTGGTTCGCAGATATACTTTTGTCGTCGGACGCCAAATGGTGGGATCACCACCACGGTCTCTCGGCGTTCCGGCGCATCAAGATATCGAGGAACCCTCTCGGGCGGTACGACGTCCAGAACCTCAACGATACCGGCCCCGACGGTTTCGACCCGGTGCCCGGCAATGTTCGCCACGGTTCGAACTCGGGCTATCAGGCGGTGCATGTCGCGGCGCAGTTGGGTGCGAAGACGATCATCATCGTGGGAATGGACTTCTCGGACGGCGGCGCGCGGGATCACTGGTTCGGCCTCCACCAAGGCCGGATGGATATGTGCTCCGATACTGAAACGTGGCGACGGCACTTCCGCACCCTGACCGACGCGCTGGGCGGGCTGGGCGTGGAGGTTCTGAACGCTTCGCCGACCTCGACGATCACATGGCTGCCAGCCTGCAATCTGGAGCAACATCTTGCTTGAGACACGATCCGGCCGCCGGGCCAGCCAGAACGAGTTCGAGTTGCGCTCGTTCATCGACCTTCTTCGCGCCCGGCAGGTGACGCGGTATCTGGAGATCGGCGCCCGGCACGGCGACACGTTCTTCGAGATCATGATGGCGCTGCCGGAGGGGTCGAAGGGCGTCGCCGTCGATCTTCCGGGCGGGATGTGGGGCACAGACAAAAGCCGGAAGCATCTGGAGGCAGCCTGCGCTGACCTGCGCGGCCGCGGTTACGATGCCCGCTGCATCTTCGGCGACAGCAGGTCGGCCGGCATCCGTCAGCTTGTCATGGTCGAGGGGCCATACGACGCGGCGCTGATCGACGGCGATCATCGCTATGCCGGCGTCAAGGCGGATTGGGAGAACTATGCCCGGTTCGCCCCGCTGATCGCGTTCCACGACATCGTGGGGCATGGCGAGGCCGAAAAGGTCCACGGCAATGCTGTCGAGGTGCCGCACCTCTGGGCAGAACTGAAGGTTGAGCACGAGCACGTCGAGCTTGTCGGCGAAGGTTCAACGATGGGCATCGGTGTCATCTTCAAATGAGGGCAGCCGTTTATCACTCGCCGCGCGGAATGAGCGGGCATGCAAGCGCAATGCTCCACGGTTTCCAGCGCCATGGCGTTCACACATCGACGTTCTCGAACATGCCAGAGGCCGGCGCAGACCTTGCTGTGATCTGGGGATGGCGGGTAGGGCGCCGGCTGCGCGAGGCTGGGTTCGATAAGCCGATCCTCGTCATGGAACGCGGGTATATC